AGGAGGAGGAGGAGGAGGAGGAAGAGGAGGAAGAGGAGGAAGAGGAAGAAGAGGAAGAAGAGGAAGAAGAGCAGGAGGAAATAGTAGTGAAGGAAGAGGAAGAAGAGCAGGAGGAAGAGGAATTGTTTGAAATTGAGATTGATGATATTACGTATTGTACGAACGATGATGAAAATGGGTTCATTTACGAGTTTTCAAACGACGATGTTGGTGATAAAGTCGGATATTTTAAGGACAGTGAACCGACATTTTATTCAGATGAAATTTAAAATATTAATATAAATTAAGAAATATAAAATGATAAATTTATGCCCCCCTTCAATTGTTTATTTATTTTTTTCGGTTACTCAAATACTTATAGATTTGTATAAACAACTTTATAATACGGCGTTCACAAAAACAATCGTAACCGTCATGGTAACATCATTATTGAATATTTTGTGCATTAAAGGGTTTGACACGGTTGCGTGGGTTATAGTTTTTATTCCATTTTTGTTAATGTCTGTTATAGTTGGAATGTTGTTATATGTGTTTGGTTTAGATGTTTCTACTGGAAATTTAAATTATAATTGCGACAACGCAACAACGTGTGGAGATGGAATCACACACGATAAAGAAGGCAATATTATTATACACCCTTGAAGATTTAAAATGGCACGGTTAAACAAATTACAATAAATATACATAAAATTATTTAAAAATTATATGTATATATTTAGTAAATAGATAATAATATGGATGAGATTATAAATGAAAATAATTTATTAAAACAGCATGTAAATGAACTTGAAGAGCGATTAAAAAAATATACAAGTGGTAAAAATCACAAGAAATATTATGAAAAAAATAAGGAAAAGGTTATGGAAAATGGTGCCAATTATTTACATAAATTAAAAGAAGAAAATCCAGATAAATTAAAGGAATATAGAAGGCGAGCATATTTGAAAAGAAAAGAAAAATTAGAAAAGGAGAAAAATGAAAATATTTAGGAATAAATAAATATTTGAAAAGAAAAGAAAAATTAGAAAAGGAGAAAAATGAAAATATTTATGAATAAATAAATATGCGGAAAACTATTTAAAATAAAATGTTTAGTAAATGTATAAGGATGGAAAAGGCGAAAGAGAAACCGACAGAGTTTTTCAAATCCACCAAAACTTCGCTCAAAAGCATACTGAAACACCCTGAAATAAACACAACTAAAATTAATGATGTAGTAATCAAGTCACATAAAATCGTTATTCATACTTTACAATTTCTAAAAATGTATATTCTTCATCATTATCAATCACAAACCATACCTATTATTGATAAGATTTTGATTTTGAATGTTATGAAGGTTGTTTGTGGTGAAAAACATACCAAAACAGGAAAACCACCCAAGAAAGAAACCGTTGAACTCACTACAAAACTTACTTCCTTCTATACAGAGCATTACAAACCGTATACACAATCAGAGCAATTGGATTATGAATATATGAGTAATGTGCTTTCTTATTTATGTGAAGACATTATGACGATGTATGAAAATAACATCAAATTACATTATGTGGATTATGTAGAACGCTTTGTAAATGTTGTGTGGAAAAAGAAGATGATGATTGAGAAGATACGAAAAATATTTCCCACCAAAAAAGAACGAGAAGCACGAGTTCGGCAATTGGAAAAGGAACTGCGAAAAATAAAGAATGATTTGTTGAATGTAGATAATAATATTGAATACACATCACAATCACACTATCATAAATGGATTACCCAACAAAAGAAATATATTCTTCCCAACAAAAAGTTTCAAAAACAAAGCATTTATTATGATTTGAAATGTAAACCTATTGATTATTTCCCCTGTATGATTACAATGATGAAACAAGTTGAAACTGATGAGGAAACAATCAGTAATGTTTTTCCTTTACGAAGTAGTATTGCTCCTGGTTATATTCGGTTAGACACGATTACATTAGTGTATTTGCTTTTACGAAAAGAACAAGGAAAGAAAAGTGATTTTAGTAATCAAGGCAATACCAAGAAACACGAAGATAAAATATGGAAGTTCTTTTTTCGCACAGAAAAGAAGGTATTTTGTAAGAACGATTTTTCCTTCCATCATATGATTTCTACGGATGGGGTAGGAGTTTCCATATTGTTTATTCGTGATGATTTGGCGGGAAAGCGATTACCAAGTGCGAAGAAAGGTATATCAAAAGAATTGTATATTGATGAACTAAATGATTACTCTGCTTTACAAAATAAGAAGATTGTGGGCGTTGATCCGGGCAAAGAAGATTTGATTTATTGTGTTGATGACGCTTCCAAACATGCGAATATATTTCGGTATTCACAAAACCAACGAAGAAAAGAAACTAAAATGAAAAAATATAATAATATCATATTGGGTATGAAAACCAATAAAATACAAGGAAAAAGTGTGGTTGAATACGAAACAGAGTTGTCTTTGTATAATCGTAAAACACTTTGTATAGATAAGTTCAAGTCATACATAACCGAAAAGAATAGAATAAACCATATGTTATTTGATTTTTATGAAAAAGATTTGTTTCGTAAGTTGAAGTTTGGAAGACATATCAATATCAAACGAAACGAACAAAACATGATAAGTAATTTTAGGAAGATGTATGGTAATCCCGAAGATGTTGTTATTTGTATTGGAGATTGGGAACAGCGAAAACAAATGAAATACAAAGAACCAACATTAGGAAAAGGAATGAGAAGTTTGCTCCGTAAAAACAACTACAAGGTATATTTAGTTGATGAGTTTAGAAGCAGTTGTAAATGCTCCAAATGTGATGGAGGAGTATGTGAGAAGTTTATGGTAAGGAAAAATCCAAGACCAAATAAAGATGATATGCGGTTGGTTCACGGGCTACTACATTGTAAGAATGGTTGTGGCGAGTGGAACAGAGACCGTAATGGTTCATCTAACATCTATAAGATAGCATACCAAGCAATATATGGTTTGGAAAGACCAGGTTATCTATGTAGAACAAGTAATCAAGCAGTTTTAACGAATTGCTATAAACAAAATATACACAAGGTATGAGAAGACCTAAACTTTGAATGTATTTTTTTTGGTGCTACCCGTGTCATTTTAAATCTTCAAAGGTGTATATGATCCAGAATATAATACGTCTTCAAATAAAGTATATTACAATTCGCCGAATATTATAATTCCCAATCCAAATTCAAATAACAAGACAAACGCAACACAGACAGCACGAAGAATGGTTGTTCCTCACGGAACTAGTGATCCAGCATATTAGTAAACAATTTAAATAAACGATTTAAATAATATTTATTATTATTATTTAAATGACATTTCTATTTTTTGTTTATAACGCGTGTGTGTTATCTTTATTTGGTGGGTATTTAGCGAGATATAAACCAGACGAATTTAATAATGTTATAACATCATTGATGTTTAATTGTGTTTATATTTATAGCAAGTTGCAATTGGCAACAATTAAATTTCATACAAAACTGGAGAATAACTATTTAGTCTTAAAAATAACTAATTTTTATAATGGGATATCAACCAAATATGTAGACGATAAATCCGAAATAAATAAAATAGAATTCGTCAAAAATGGAGAGGTGGTTGAAAAATTAAAAGGGTGTTCTATTTCTAAACTAAACGACTATTTAAGTGAAAAAGAAGATTACGATTTTGCTATATACGATTTGGTTGGCGGAGAAGACTCAGTTGTGAATAAAAAAATTTTACAGGTCGGAGAAGTCATTGAACACTCCTATGAAGTTTCTGATATTAGATTTTTCCTTATTGAATTGACTCATGGAGAGAAAAAAATCATTATAAATCTAGAAGGATTGTATTATAATTTTTATGTGGTTGGGAATCTTTTTTCCAAAGCGTTTATTAAATATTATTTTAAAAATATTTGTACCCCACAAGAAGAATTATGTGACTATGAATGTCTATTGGTTAATTTAGTGGATCATAATATTTCGGTCCATGAAATAATTTTCAAAGACAACACACAAAATATTATTCTTAATAAAGAAAATTATATACTAAATAATAAATGTGCGATGAATGATAAATGATAATAAATTGATAATATAATATAATTCAAACAATATAAAAAATTGATTTAATATAATAAAATGGAGTCACCGCAACCCAACAACCCAACAACCGCGACCCATATGAATTCCGAAATTATTTCTCATCATAAATTAAATGATAACTGGACTTTGTGGGCACATTTGCCTGACAACATAGATTGGAGTCTTAAAAGTTATATACCTATTTATACATTTAAAACGGTTGAAGAAATGATGATGATTACCGAAACAATCCCAAATGTTTTGGTAGAAAATTGCATGCTATTTATGATGAAAGATGGCGTCAAACCAACTTGGGAGGATCCTCAAAATCGCAATGGTGGGAGTTTTTCATATAAAATTTCAAATAGTATTGTTTGTAAGGTTTGGAAGGAATTAATTTATGCGGTTGTTGGGTTGTCGGTTAGCAGCAATATGGTGTTTTCGTGTGGGGTTTCAGGTATTACCATTTCCCCCAAAAAAAACTTTTGTATTGTAAAAATTTGGATGTCAGATTGCAAACATCAAAATCCTTCGGTAGTTACGTCCAACATTAAAGGACTGTTGCCTCACGGATGCATATTTAAGAAACATAAACCAGAATTTTAAATTGTAATAATTTAATTCGGAGTAGGGTATGGTCGTTGATTTTTTTCAATGGTTAATGGTTCTGGCATTAACACCGGGTTGTTCTCATAAATGTTGGTTGATTGTAATTGTGTGATTTCTGGAACAAAACAAGGTGCTCTGTTTACTAAATTGGTGGAATTTATTCCAAATAAAAACGCTTCGGTGTCAGATGCGTTATATGATAACTTATTCCACGGAATTTGTGCGGGCATTAGTCCGTTTCCAGGTAATCTGGTATTATATGCGGCACCATATTGAGAATTCGCGTATAAGGTATAAGTTTCATTTTGCTTGTATTCTTTTTGTTCTAAACAATAATTTCCGGGAGTATTTTTATTGCGTGTTGATGCCATTATATTATACATTTATTAAAATTTATAATATAAAATACGATTAATACTTATTTTCGTCACTTATTCGCGACGACTTCTTGTAAAGTTTCAAGATTTTCTTCGTTGATTGTTTTGGTTTTAATATATTCGCTTACACAAATGTGTGCAGAATTCATAAAATCAAAAGAATATAAAACACAAAGACCGATAACCGGATCTACACTATTGTGCATGGAAGCAACTACCATCATGACCTCATTTAATTCGGGACTTTCCTTTATTTCGTTATACAAATATTGTATCGCTTTATCAAGCAAACTTAAATCACCGTTTTCTATATTAAATATTTCAAGTATATCTTCCTTATATAAATAATCACGAATAAATTCTTTTTCGTAATCGTTTGCTTCGTCGGTTTCTAAAAATACATCTTCCCTGTGATATCTACACGAATAATTGGAATCGTACATGTTATAAATATACTAAATTTATATCTAAATTTGTTTTATAACATATTTATAATAAATATTATAATACTTATATGTATTGATGTTTGCTATGATTGTTGTAATAATCGCCGTCTCGTGTTAATTCTCTCGATGGAACGCCTCCACGTATCCACCCGTCAGAAGCATCGCTTTCTATTTTATGGATTGAATCTGTCATATTTTGTTTAATGGCAGGCAACAACGGAGTTTGGTGATACTTAATATAACTTTTTTCTCCTAAATTATTAACACTCTTTTTATTAATATTTTGGTCTCCTTGTTGTATTTGAGATTCGGTTACAGGATTTACCGAACCACGACCTAAAAATGGAACCGTTGCGAATGGTCGATGAAATAAATCTATGCGGCATTTTGGGTGCGTTTGGATGGTTCCAATTTGAAGTTTGGACGATTCGTTAATATTGCAACCGCCAGAACCTACGTTGAACCCACCGTTATACATAATGCCTGGTTGAGTTGTTGCTAAATCGATCGGTTTTTTCATCGAACAATCGGAAGCGAAAAAGTTTTGTGTCATATAATTGCACGAAGATACGTTTTGAATTGAAGTTTGGTCCACACACTCGTCGTTACCGATTCTTGACATGTTGCCGAATGTATAATTAGAAACGTTTGCCATTTATATATTACAAAATACATTATTTTTATAAAGAATTCTTAATTATTCAATATACCATGAATGATAGATTAACAAGTTAAAATATTTTGATATAATAATATATACACATTATATATGGTAATTAAAAAAATACATTATTTATATTATATATTATTTCAGTTTTATTTTATTGTGTCATATTCACAAGACATAATTTCACCAGAAAATATAATTTCTGGTTATACTTATAAAATAAATAAAATGGATAATCATAATTCTAAAGGAACCGATAACCCAAATAACTATTTTGATGATTTTTCAAATAACAAAAATACTGAAACAAGCAGTTCCAATAGTCACAATACTGAAACAATCAGTTCTAATAGTCACAATACTGAAACAAGCAGTTCTAATAGTCACAATACTGAAACAAGCAGTTCTAATAGTCACAATACTGAAACAAGCAGTTCCAATAGTCACAATACTGAAACAAGCAGTTGTTTCCCATCGTTTACTCCAACATTTATTCCCTCATTGGAACCAACCTTAAACCCAACATTAAACCCAACATTAAACCCAACATTAAACCCAACATTAAACCCAACATTAAACCCAACATTAAACCCAACATTAAACCCAACATTAAACCCAACATTAATTCCATCTCTTACTCCATCATTAATTCCAACATTTATTCCCTCATTGGAACCAACCTTAAATCCAACATTAAATCCAACATTTATTCCCTCATTGGAACCAACCTTAAATCCAACATTAAATCCCTCAGTTGAACCATCTCTTACTCCATCATTAATTCCAACATTAAATCCCTCATTGGAACCATCGCTTACTCCATCATTAATTCCAACATTAAATCCCTCATTTGAACCATCATTAAATCCCTCATTGGAACCATCATTAAATCCCTCATTTGAACCATCTCTTAATCCATCATTAAATCCAACCTTAAATCCCTCATTTGAACCATCTCTTACTCCAACATTAAATCCATCATTAATTCCAACATTAAATCCCTCATTTGAACCATCTCTTACTCCATCATTAAATCCCTCATTTGAACCATCTCTTACTCCATCATTAAATCCAACCTTAAATCCCTCATTGGAACAATCTCTTACTCCATCATTAATTCCAACATTAAATCCCTCATTTGAACCAACCTTAAATCCATCATTAATTCCAACATTAAATCCCTCATTTGAACCAACCTTAAATCCCTCATTTGAACCAACCTTAAATCCCTCATTGGAACCATCTCTTACTCCATCATTAATTCCAACATTAAATCCCTCATTAATTCCAACATTAAATCCCTCATTTGAACCAACCTTAAATCCATCATTAATTCCAACATTAAATCCAACATTAAATCCCTCATTTGAACCATCATTAAATCCAACATTAATTCCAACATTAAATCCCTCATTTGAACCATCTCTTACTCCGTCATTAAATCCCTCATTTGAACCATCTCTTACTCCATCATTAAATCCAACATTAAATCCCTCATTGGAACCATCTCTTACTCCATCATTAATTCCAACCTTAAATCCCTCATTGGAACCAATATTAAATCCCTCATTGGAACCAATATTAAATCCCTCATTGGAACCAACATTAAATCCATCATTAATTCCAACATTAAATCCAACATTAATTCCAACATTAAATCCAACATTAATTCCAACATTAAATCCAACATTAATTCCAACATTAAATCCAACATTAAATCCAACATTAAATCCAACATTAATTCCCTCATTGGAACCAATCTTAAATCCCTCATTGGAACCAACATTAAATCCATCATTAATTCCAACATTAAATCCCTCATTTGAACCATCTCTTACTCCATCATTAAATCCCTCATTGGAACCAACATTAAATCCCTCATTGGAACCAACATTAAATCCAACTTTAAATCCATCGTTAAATCCCTCATTGGAACCATCGCTTACTCCATCATTAAATCCCTCATTGGAACCAACAATTAAAATAAATAAAACAGAAACCGTGAATAATATTAAATCTGGTTCCAAAATTAACAAACTGTCTAAAACGATGGGTCTTTTATCCATTATTAGTATTTTAGGAATAGTCGCATTAATTTGTTGTTCGTGTATGTTGTTCGCGTTTTGTTTCAAGAAAATAAACTTTATCGACGAAGATGTCGCAGAACCAATAATTGCTCCTATTTTGAAGAAGAAAAAAAAGGACGATGAAGTTGAAATATCATCTCATTATGTTGTCGCGTCTTATAAAAAAAATCAGTTATTTGAAAATTCATTATATTCGGTAAAAACGTACAAATCCAACGAAAAAAAATACGATGGTGGATGGAAACCCGCCTCAAACGACATTGAGAATAACAATTTTAATAATTGTTAAATTAACGCAACGTATGTCTGTGTGCGTCGGCATATCTCTGCATATTTCCTTCGGGTGTGGATTCCTTAGCGGAAGGCATATTCCCATATAAAAATTTAGCATATGCCCCCTGGTCATTGGATGTTTTGGTATTTGCGGTACTGTAAAACGCTCTATTGGATTGGTCTAATTGAAATTCGCTCCATAAATTACCAAACAACTGTTTGTCCGTATTTTTAATACCACCGTTAAGCATTTGAACAGTCTTTTTAACATTGGTGGAAATGTCTTCGTCTACCTCCATGTTAAATGCGGGAGGTGCCGGTTTTCTATTCGGTTCTCCTTCTATTTGTGTCAATAAAACGTTACTAAATGGGTTTTTTTTGGTGCCTTTTTTAAATTCGGTTTTTAATACTTTATCTAAAGTAATTGGGTTGGTATAAGAGTTGTTTGTTTCGTTCTCTGTTTTGTAGTCGTTTCCATATTGTATGGGTTTATCAGGGTTATTAAACCCCTCGCTTAACATTTCTTTAGTAATTTTAGGTTTATGCATTTTAAATAAGGCGTAAATACATACCAACGTAACCATTCCTGTAATCATGATTCGTTGAGACATCGTTAAAATGTAACCTAAACCGGTAATGAGAATGACTATTCTGCTTATAGCGTTCAGTTTTTGTTCGTAACACATATTTGGCATAGGCCAAAGTTCTAGTATATATTCTTTATTAAATAAAATGGTAGGGTCGGTCATCCAAAAATTTATGGTCATTATATATATATAAATTTTTTAATTATAAATGTTTTTGTGAAATAGTGTAAGATTTTAATTAGTAATTATACAATAACCCTTAAATATATAATTTTGAAATAAATTATATTTCAAAAACTTAAATTAAATCCTTTTCAACCATTACTTCTTTGGAGACCTTTTTGATTATTCTCTCTTCCTTTTCAAAATCATTCTCACCCATTCCACCCATTGCTTCCATAGTAATTTTATTGTACTGGTCAGAAAAACTAGAAGTGCTTTTGATACAGTCTGGGTGAACTTCTTTGAATTTTGGTAACATTCTAGCGTTTTTAACTGTTATTTTTCGAATCATCTTGTGCATTTTATTCTGTTCTTCGTCCCTTTCCCATTTATCTTCATCTTTAATATATATTGTTTCTCTCTTCTTGTCAGTACAATGAACAGGTCTTTGTGTAACATCAAGATCCTTGAGGTTCTTCACAATTATATTAGAAATACCTTCTATATAACCAAGTTCTCCAACTCTCTCTAGGTCGGACAAACGTAACTTAATCTTTTCAACAAAATCAGTAATATTCATTGCGTCTTTGCATGTTTCATTCAAGAAAAAATGAAGATTGAATGACTTGTTATGCGAATTGATTGTATTATTGTTACTATTTTGTATTGTTCCATTTTTAACGACTTCCATCATTTTATTTGATTGTTCCATCATTTTATGTGACTGTTCCACCATCATAGTTTTTAAGTCGCTATTTTCTTTTATTAATTCTGTATTTTGTTTGATAACCATCATAATGAGGTCCTTGTCGGTTGGTTCGTCTGCTTTACCTTCGTGTTCTTTGACTTCAATATTGTATGCTATTTTGCATTTTTGTTTGTGTTTCCATAATCCTGCCGCAGTAGCATATAATCTGTTACAAATTTCACAACAATATTGATTGCTTAATTTGTGCTTAATTTCAATTCCATTTAGTTCCGTCTGTTTTTGTGCTGTCATCATATGAATATCTGTATTATTAGTATCGTGTGTTATGTAGTTACATTTTTCACAACAATAATTATTGCTTATTTTTTGCTTAAAATTAGTTCCATTTAGTTCCTTCAAATGTTTAGCAGTCGTCATATGAGTAACTAGATTATTTTTACGGTTTGTTATATAGTTACATATTTCACACCAATATTTGTTGCTTGTTTTTTGCTTAATATTAGTTCCAAATGTTTCCATATAATATAGAACCAGGTAATAATTCTAAATATTTTTCCGAAATAAATATTTTTTTATGGTAACAAAAAAAATAAAATAAAAAAACGAGGAGAGCGTAAAAATTTTTTATGGTCACAACGTTATTTTTTTCGGGAAAGTTTTTTGGCCATATCGATTTTGGACATTTATAAATGTCCATTTTTCAAATTTACAAAAAACTTTCCCGAAAAAAGTGAGAGTACGAAAAGTATGAAAATCATTGGTTGTTTAAGTATTGAAATAAATAGTATTTCAAAACAAGTTAAAGAAAATCCTTTCCAATTATTACTTCATTGGAGACCCTTTTGATTATTTTCTCTTCCTTTTCAAAATCATTATCTCCCCTTCCACCCATTGCTTCCATAATAATGTTATTGTATTGGTCAGAAACGTGAGAAGTACTTATTATACAGTCTGGATGAACTTCTTTGAATTTGGGTAACATTCTGGCGTTTTTAACAGTGACTTTTCTAATCATCTTGCGCATTTTCTTCTGTTCTTCATCCCTTTCCCATTTATGTTCATCTTTAATATACATTGTTTCTCTCTTCTTGTCCGTACAATGAACTGGTCTTTGAGTAACATCAAGGTCTTTGAGATTCTTTACGATTATATTAGATATGCCTTCAATATAACCAAGTTCTCCAACACTCTCTAGGTCGGATAATTGAAACTTAATCGATTCAACAAAATCAGTAATGTTCATAGCATCTTTGCATGTTTCATTTAAGAAAAAATTAAGATTGAACGTCTTGTTATGCGAATTTGTTGTATTATTGCTGTTATTGATGTTATTGATGTTATTGATGTTATTGATGTTATTGCTGTTATTGATGTTATTGGTTGTTCCATTTTCAATAACCTTCATCATAATATTTTTAAAATCGGTCGTTTCCTTTATTATTTCTGAATTTTGTTTTATTAATAGCATTATGAGGTCGTTGTCGGTTGTCTCTCCTACTTTATTTGTATCATATTCTTCAGTCACATAGGCGACATTGTTATGGCATTTTTTTTTATGAACATGTAAGCTTTGGCGAAATTTAAATAATTTACCACATTCGCAAATATTTGATTTTGGTGTAGTTACAATATCTGACAACTTTTTGTCAACATCTGTCAACATTTTATGTTTAGAAGTGAGAATATGTTTATCATAACTACTTTTACGTGACGTTTTATAGTCACAACTTGAACAGTATAATACTTTCGCAACTTTTTCGCAACTTTTTGTCAACATTTGGTTCTATATATTGTTGACATTAAAAGTTGCGAAAAAGTTTTTATAAAATTTAATATTTTTTTTATGGTAACAAAAAAATAAAAATAAAAAAACGGGGAGAGCGTAAAAATATTTTATGGTCACAACGTTAATTTTTTTGGGAAAGTTTTTTGGCCATATCGATTTTGGACATTTATAATTGTCCATTTTTCAAATTTACAAAAAACTTTCCCGAAAAAATAAAAGTATGAAAACTACGAAAACTACGAAAACTACAAAAATATAAATAGTATTGAAATAAATAATATTTCAAAACAACTTAAAGAAAATCCTTCCAAATTATTTCTTTTTCTTCTTTTTATTATTTGACGGTCCAGCTCCCCTCAACGTTCGTTCGGGTTTATCAGCGGTTTGAAACATTTTAATTAGTTCTTCGTCTGTATACACCGGTTGTTGAACCGCATTTTGTTGTGCCAACAATTGTTGTGCTAATTTGGCTTGTGCGTTGGACTCGGCCTTTGCCCTTATTCTCTCCTTGGTCTTGGCTAATTTCATTTGTTGATTTAATTTTGCTTCAGTTGCGGCAGTATTTACTTTACCTCCGCCTGCACCAGCCAATCCACCCAAATCCCCGAGACCCATCTTGCTTAGCATTGACTGAATGTTTCCCATTCCGGGCATGTTCTTCATTTTAGCCATCATTTCAGACGCTTCTTCCATAATTTCACTTTCTTTAATGTCTCCAGATTTAATTTTTGTGTCCAATTTAGAGCCGACATTTTTAACCAATCCCATTAATTTTGCCGGATTTTTAACCAAATTTTGGAAAACATCGTTCATGTTGGTAGCACCCTCCATGTCCATATTCAAATTGGATGCAGTTTCTTCCGCAATTTCACGAGCGAGTTGTCCCAATTTGCCGTCCAACATACCGGTAATATGGTCGTGTAGTTCTTCTGCGTTTGGAATATCTCCAGCATTAATTCCAGACGCAGTATCATCAGCATCGCCACCATTTCCGCTTAAATCAAACAATCCTTGCATTTGCGACAAAGTATCTTGAAGTTTGGTCTTAAACTCGTCTTCGTTAATTGCCTCGAACATTTTAGAGGTGTCTCCAAATGCGTCTTTGTTGTCAAGGGTTCCCACAATAGAAAACGACATTAATTGTAAATACTTCCAAATGGTTTCTTTGGTTTTATCCGAAATGTCGCTGTGCCATAAATTTTTAAAGTGAACCTTTGGGAGAAACTCGGTGTCAATTACAGAGTCTTCTTTAAAAATATCCGCATTTTGGTATAAAATATCAAAAAATCTTGGAGGGAACTTTTTTTTACAGTAATTAAACAAAACGGTCGTAGAATTTTGTTCGGCCTTTTCAATCGCCTTTTTTCTCTCTTCTTCATCTTCAATAGAAATAAAATCTTCTGGAGTTTTCCACCAAGAGTTTATAACGGTCTCGTATTCAGGGAAGGTAGTTTTCATATCTTTTACAAAATCCTTAATAACCTTTAAAAATTCTTCTGGAATAGAAACGGCAGATTCTGGCATAATAATTAATCTTAATAAGATACATTTAAATTAAACTAATGTTAATATATATTTATTAACATTATTCTAAAATTTAGTTCACATTGAAAATTATTAGTCTAAAATAAAATAAATTTAAACTAATATATTATATTATGATTATTACAAATATAATAAGTAACACATCTAAATACAAATTATTAAACTTTTCATTATTTAATAATAATCTTATTATCGGAACAAGCAGAGTTATGGTGGATATAATGAATAGCAACGAAGTTGTGTCTGCAACCATCAATAATTTTAATATTAATAATAAATATCATAAAATGGGTCACGGTTCTACCTTTTTACAAGGAATAGAAACGTCTATTAAACTTGATTATAATGTAAATAGGATAAATTTAGTTGCTTGGCAACAAATGGGAAACGATAATGTGATGAAATTTTATAAAAAGAATGGTTATGTTGAATCCGAACTCTCTAATAATGTGTGTGATGATTATAATAATATTCATGAGAACGATGAAAATATGTACAACAATCACAACAACGTTTATGACGATTATGAAAAAATATATAATTTAATTAAATTTTATAAAACTATATAGTAAATTTTTTTTAGCACAATTCCGCCAATTTAGTTAGATTTTGAATATATTTGATGGTTTTTGCCTGGTTCTCCGCACTCATGTTTGCGATTGGTTTTCTTAAACGGTTGATAGATTCCATAATTTTGTCTGAATTTTGTGCAGTTAAAATGTCTTCGGAATAATCTTTGTTAATAAAAAACGAAATATCTCCTGCTTCAATTTCAGGTTTATATTTTCCGACGACAAACGTGTTCCAAATTTTAACAATCATTTTTGGGTTTGCCTTTTTAACTGCCAATAAAGCATTTTTTGCAGTTAAAATATCAACGTCTTCTGGAAATACTGATTGCATGTCGTTGACAAAATCCATAAAATGATTGTTAAACGCTCCAATTATATTAGACATGTTATATTACTGTTATTATTGTTTTTAAATTGATTTAAACTATTAATTAATTTTTATATTATGAGTTTCATAATATAATAATTCATATTTAATTCCATTTTAATATAGTTATAAACTATAATGAAATTAAACAAGTTTCCGGTAAGATACTTACCAAGTGGTTTAACGAAAAAAGATAAAAAGAAACAAATTAAAATGATAATGAAATCGAAAAAATTATACAAGAAAAATAAATATTATACACGCAAACATCTCTCCTCTTATAAAAATAAAAAGTCAAATCATATAATAAATGCTCGAAAAATATACAATATACAAAATGTAAAACCAACGAAAGAATTGGCGATGAAAACAGGTTGTAAATTATCTGCGTTAAAGAAAATTGTTAAAAAGGGAGAAGGTGCGTACTTTTCTTCTGGTTCAAGACCAAACCAAACCGCACAATCTTGGGGGTTGGCAAGATTGGCAAGCTCAATAACCTCAGGAAAATCCGCAGCAGTTGATTACGATATAATTAAAAATGGATGCAATCATAAAAAAAAGGCATTTATTTTAGCGAATAAATCAAGGAAAAAATATAAATACGGACACGGAAAAACAAAAAAAACGTCCGTTAAAATATAAAATGGTCTAAAACCCGATGGGTGGTCTATTTCCATTAAGCATTTTCATATCGTTGTCTCTCTCTTCTTGCATTTTTTTCATTTTTTCGTCCATCATCTGGTTAGAATTATGCTCGTCTGTTTTAACCGAACCGCGAATAGTGGTGTTGGACTCGTCGGCACCTTCGTGTTTAGTAAGTTCCGTACTAAATGCGGTATTTAGGTCCATATAATTATGCATTTGTCGCATGCCGCCATTCCCCTTTGCTTCTAAATCCTCTGGTCCTTGGTCTAAAAAACTATATTGGTCGGAAACCACGTCGTTGAACCCTCCACCAAATGAAAAGGCAGACGGTTCCATATTATTTTGCGTCGCCTTTCTTACTTCCATTTGTTGCTTTGGTTTTAAATATTCTAAAATCTGTTCCCCATATAATACTTTGTACCCAGCATTAATCAACAATAATGCGGGAACTCGTGTAACATTATCTGGCAGAATCATCTTTTGTCCATTTTCTAAAACAATAAAGGTTTTATTGTTTTCCTTAATTCTTTTGTCGATGCACAAAAAATGAATGTCTTTGGTTGAATCTGTTTTGGACAACATTTTTAAATATTTATTAGAAACCTCGCAATATTTGCTATAATATAAAATGCTACTCATCTTAAAATAGAATTAGTTAATTCAATCAAATATTTAACTAATTGTTTTGATTTGAATTAATTAAAAATAAAATTGAAATAATTATATATTTAAATATAAATTAATAATAAATACAATGAATCCCCAAGTTGAACCTTTTACTACCCAGAAGCATTTGTTCGGTTTCACCCTTAGTGGTGTGAATGTAAGTCTGGCTAATGCGATAAGACGAACGGTGTTGTCGGATATTCCTGCGGTTGTTTTTAGAACTTCTCCACATGAACTAAATAAATGCACCGTCATTAAAAATACAACTAGATTCAATAATGAAATTATCAAACAGCGCCTAAGTTGTATCCCGATACACATAAACGACGTATACAGTTTTCCTACTAAAAGTTACATCATGGAAGTAAATGTAGAAAATAACACCGATACCATTATGTTTGTAACTACCGAAGATTTTGTCATTACCGATTTAAGCACCGGAAAACCGCTAGATAAAGATAAAATCAAAGATATTTTCCCACCAAATTCAATGACCGGAAGTTATATTGATTTTGTAAGACTTAGACCCAAAATGTCAGATGAGTTGTCTGGTGAAAGCATACATCTTACGTGTCAATTTGACATTGCCACCGCCAAAGACGATGGAATGTTTAATGTGGTTTCAACTTGTTCTTATGGGTTTACCGAAGATGGCGACGCACAAGACGTTGAATTGGTTAAAAAAATGCAAACGTGGAAAGACGAAGGAAAAACACAAGAGGATATTAAATTTGAAACGGCAAACTGGAAGTTGTTAGATGCCAAACGCATTTTCAAAAAGGACAGTTTTGATTTCATTATTGAATCGCTTGGGTTTTATTCAAACAATGAAATAGTGGACACCGCGTGTTCCGTGTTGATTGAGAGATTTTCCGAAGTTGACGCATTAATTGAACGTGACGAATTAGAGATAAAGGTGTCTGATGTAACGATGTCCAATTGTCACGACATTATTCTACATAACGAAGATTACACGATAGGTAAGGTGTTGGAATTTATGATGTATTCCAAGTTTTACGAAACCAATGTGCTAACGTATTGTGGGTTTAAAAAATTTCATCCTCACGACGAGCATAGCGTGATTCGTGTGGCGTATAAAGAAATGTCTGATAAATCTACTGTAAAAGGTCATCTTAAAGAATGTGTTCGTGAGTCCATTCAAATTTATAAAAAAATTCAAAAGGAGCTTACCAAGTTGGTTAAATAAATAATTTAAAAATTAATAAAATATTTAGAATCGTGTGTAAAATAAAAAATATCGCAAAATTATAATTTATAATATGTTATTTTTTTTCTATGAAAATTTAATGTATAATAACGTAATATTATACGGAAAAATAGTAAATTTTGATATGTCTCTTGGAGATGTAATTCAAAAAATAAACGAGAAAAAAGATATCAAACATTCAAATAAACACATCTATACTTTAGATACAATTGTGGGGAAATATGTCAAGCATATATTATACATAAACAAATGAAATTTGTAAGATTCATGGAAAGATGTATCTTACAAATATTATAATTATTATAATTATTATTCTTATTTAAGTGGTGAATATTTATTGTATAAAAATTCATTTAAGCATAAAAATTTCTAGTATAAATATAGAACATATGTCCGTTTTAAATAAAACCACCAATCCAACGACAAATTCTATAGAACTACAATTAGGAGACGTGTTAAAGATTACCAGTCCGTTGAATGATGTTACAAACGACAATACATTTATTATTGAGTATATAGATCAATTAAAAATATATTTAATAAACACCGATACATTTGATAGAATTCGGTTGCCTATATCGGAAGACGGGTTGTTGGGGGACGGAAACATAACCCAAATAGCGATTTTAAGTAGAAGCGACACCCCAAGTTATGCGTTGCAAAATGGACTAACCTCGGGCAAATGGGTAAACATATATTTTGAAGGAGATTTCCCAGTTATAATAACAGGCGAAATAACAAATGTAGAAAATGATATGATTGAGGTGAAAACAACGGACGGAGACACCATATACATAAATTTTGACTACAAGGGAATTCCGGAAGAATTGCCGATTAAGTTGTTTGAAATACGCGATAAACCGTCAGACCCTTTGACCCAACAACGAGAAACTCAAGAGAAGTCTGGACTAAAAGACGACGAAGACTACTACGACGACGATTCTGACGACGACAATGACAATGACGAAGACCAAGGCGACGTGAAAGAACCCGAAGAGTTGTCAAAGGAAAACGTGTTTGTGGACCCAAAAACAATCCAAATATCTGTTCCAATTAAAGATATAAAAAACAAAATACGTGAATTTATTGTTCGTGCGGACCAAGTAACATTTGGCAAAGAGGTGTTTGGTCCGGTTGTTCAAATGAACGACGTTTCCTTAAAAGGACACCGTTTTAGTTTAGAAACACAGGTGACCGATTTGTTAGACGATATGTTGTCTACCGTTCCCAACCACAAAAGAACCCCAAGAGTTTTAAATGACATTCACATAATGATTGATAGATTTAAACAATTGAGAGAGAAATTCTCTCGTTTTGATGAGTTTGAAAATGTAGAAGGAAAATTAGTAAAGGAATCTAACTATAAACCGTTGCTCGCTTATTTTAAAGACTTTAAAAAAAATCTGTATTGGATTTTGCCAGTTGTAAAAAATGTAAAAAAGATATACGGAACTGAAATAGATGTGGAATCGTATAGCGACGTAATTAATATAGAAGTTGACGCAGACTCCGCAAAAATTAATGAAATAATAGAAAATTACAAGTCCGATGACTTGCCAGACGGTGAAAATAAATACGCTGCTTTATATTCTAGTTTAAACCCATATTTTACGCCATTCGACAACGTCGACGACGAAAAACCTGCGGATGTAATCGCGGATAAAGAAGTATTCGACAATATAAACACCATCGTGAATAATTTAGAAGACATGTACTCCTCTATTTTTACCGGCAATTCAGTGAGAAATAGACGGTTTGTAATGCAAAAATACAATACTGCGTTAACCAAGTTAGACACGATTGAATCAACGGGTTCAAAGCAGGTCACCGTAAGAACTAATATTGGGAGCAACGATATAATGTCTATCAATTCTTTTATAACGTTGCCTGAACCAGTCATTCGGTTTTCAAGGGTGAACCTTCCAACATCGAATATTTTAGATAAGGCGAGTCTCAATTTGTCATTTTTAAATTATTGGCAATTGTTTAAGAAGAACACGAATGTAAATTCGTTGTTTGTGGATTTAAATGAGGACAAAATGAGTTTTAATGAAGATAATTTTGCGACAAATATTAAAAATTATGTGTTGAACGATACGGACGAAGTAAAAAATATGACGCAAATAGAAATATACGAGACCTTTGTTAAAAATTTTATCCCCAAAACCAAAATAATATTCAATTTAATGAAAAAATACATCACCGGAAAGTTATCTATTGTAGATGTGGTGTCTTATTTAGAACCGTTTTTGATATATCCAGACGACCTAACATTTATGCAGTACAAAGATATCACCACTTTCATCAACGAAAAAATATCAGAGCAAAATAAAAAATTTATTGAGCGGTCTAGATTTTTTAAAACATTAGGTAAAAATTTGGGTGCGAGCGTTATTCTTAATGAAGATAGCATATGGAGTATAATAAATAGTGAATACCGCGAAAAAATATTATTTGACTCATACGACATCCAAATGTCAATTCAAAAAACAAATAGCGAAATGTTGCGAAAAATTACGATGTGCGACAGAAACCAATTATACGCTACTACGTTGGCGGTTCAAAATTTCCCCCTATTGTTCCCTGCGGAATATTCAGATATTTTCAACCAAGAAAAAATGAAAAAAACCGCCGATTTGTCTCAACAAGATGGCGACGGATGTAAACCGTTTATCGTTGCTAAATATTATAAAACGGTCGAAGAATTAAAAGGCGACGACGATACAACCGTATATTTTGATAAAAAATACGACAAAACGAATTATGGAATATTGGAAGACCCCAAGGGATATGAAAAAGCGGTTTTTACAATGTCTCCAGACGAATTATTGTCTCATATTAGCGAAGACCTAATAAGAAATAAGAAAATGTCTGAAAAGGACGCGAAATACCTCGCAAACACTTTAACAGATGGTTACAAAACCGTAATAGACGGTCAATATGCTATTTTATACAAAGGATATAACGAAAATACTGCGGACGAGGTGGAATATTATGTTCGTGAAGGCAATAAATGGGTGCTTGATGGCGAAATGAACAAGGAAAAAATTTATACCGACGATCCATCTGTGTTATGCGATATTCAGCAACAATGTATAAATGTTACGAGTAAAACTGGCGACAAATGTGAAAGCATGAAAGAAGACGAGACCGGCATTCAAATAAAACTGTTGTCTGACATGATTGGAGAATTTGACGAAAAATATAAATTAACAAGCGAACAATTAAAGACCTCCATTACTGAAGAATATAATTATCATTTGGACGTTTTTGCTGCGTTATTAAAATTAGAATCCACCGAACTACTCAAATACAACAACGCCAGATATAAGATGGGTTTAAATGTTGGTGAGAGAACTCCGATGGAAATCTCTCCTCACCAAGATTTATTAGACACAATGTTGCAGGAAAATGATTATTTAACGAAACAACAAAACATTATTCGGTTTGTGAATAAATTTACGAGACCTAGTATGGAAGCACCCGGGGTAAATGGATTAACGGAGGACCCTAAATGGTTATATTGCGTGAAATCGGGAGCTCAGTTAATTCCTGCGTTTAAAAAAGATTTGGCGTTTTCGTTCATTAGTTTTTTGCCGGACTACGCAAAAACCGATGAAATAGAAGTGTCATCCAAATATCAAAATTATATAGAGGTTCTTGAAAGTGTAAAAAAAAATATTGGTGAGAAAAGCGACGATGGTGATTGGTGGGTGGACAAACATACCGGATGGAGTATTTGTCCGATTGACTTTGACGTGGAAGAAGGATACGAAGACGGTTTCCGTGTTTCTACTAGATCTGCCATGGAAGAAGATGCCGGGAATAAATTAATGTCGTCGTTGGTTGGAAAACAAATTAAATATGATACTCCAGAAACCATTACCATAAATATGATTGTAAATTCGTTGTCGTTTGAGATGGGAATAAATATAGAAAATCAAAAGGAGTTTGTCATCAATTGCGTGTTGTCTGCGATGAAAGAAATGGAAACAGAAGACGACTATAAGGTGAAAATGAGAGAAATGTCAGAAAGAGGTAAAAAAATAATGTCATACAAAGATTTATACAACAACACTATATTGTACTATACATTTGGAATGTTTTTAATTGCGGTTCAAACATCGGTGCCCTCCGTAAAAACCAGAAAAACGTATCCGGGATGTGTGCGTTCTTTTGAAGGATACCCGATGGAAGGAACCGGCGATTTAAGCAGTTTGACTTATTTGGGGTGTGTCGTATACGACCTAAGAAGTTCTACCCAGCCGTGGAACGTATTAAAAGGTAAAAAAAAGGAAGTCATTATTGGAAAAATTAAAACGATAATTGATGGCGCACTTATTTCGTTGCCAGAAGTAATCCGAAAAATGGAAGAAAAAACGGTGTATTTACTAACCAGTCCTGCGAGTGAAATACCGACCGAACACGACATTGCGAAGTGGAAACAATTTTTGCCTCCACTAGTAAATTTTACTATTAAACAGCTGACCAATATATCACCGGATTTCAAACGCTCATTAAAGAATGAATTGAGGTCTGGTTTAAATTCACAGCACGAACGTATACTGGTAGTTCAGTCTAAAATAATAAAGCATTCATTGGCGCTCATAGAGAGAATTCAAGAGATTGTTAAACAAAATAAGTTGATTCTTCATACTTCGGGAAACGAACCATATCTGGAAAATGCGTGTTGCGAAGGCAAGACCAAAGAAAAAACAATTGATTATTTTATTAATAAGGACAAGTCAATTGCCGATTATAATGAAATAGTTAAACAATTGTCCGATATGTTAGAAGATATTAAAAGTCATTCAACCGCAGAGATGTTATGTAGTGCGACCAACACAAAAAATATATATCCATCAATAAACCCAGAATTCGGAGAGAAAACTATATACATGTCCTATATTCATTTTTGTAAATTTAAATCGTTGATGCCTGTTCCACAAGAGTTGTTGCCGTTTTGTGGCGAGAAACCAGAAGAAGGAATTATTAATCCGTCCGATTCCATCGACCGAATTATTCAAAAATTAAAAGATACCGGAAGAAATTACGAAAACGACAAATTTTTAAGGTTGCTACAAATTATCGCGCAACACAACATCGTTAACATTAAAACGCACGATTTAGACATATCCTCCATAACTAGATTTAAACACTTGTTAGATATATTAGCCGACGAACACGATGAATATGAAATCGTTGAGAAGGAATTACGAGACCTGATTAAGAATTCCACCGATACATTTGAATTCGCCACAGAAGATTATACGACAGAAGTAAAACGGTTGAATAATTTTGTAAGTAAGCAAAACGAAGAGATGAAGACCGAAATTTCCCAGTTTATTAAGATCAATAAAGGTTCAAATATTACCGCGTCCTCTATTAGAAAAATGGAAAAAAACATAGAAACCATGTCCGAGTGGTCGTGTGATTTATCTACAAGAAATGAAAACATTAAAATTTCAAATGACAAATTGTATAATATAGTAAATTTTTACAAAAATTTTATTTACAATGTATCCACCATTTACCCAAACATTATCTTAAACAAGGTAAATTACGACAACGTTCAAATGCCGAAATATTATGGTTTTTCGGATAAACACTCATTCAAAATCACAAAAAGTATTAGAGATAATTACGATAATTTAAAACCATTTTATGGTGTTTCTTCTTTGGAAAATGTATTGAGTTATATACAAAAAACGACGAAATCCCTGGTAAAGGTGTCAAAATTCACTCCGAGTTTCACCAGTCTTAAGGTAGACGAGGACGTAATATTAAAACCGTTGTTTGATGAAAGAACAAGTCGGTTATTGTTTGAATATTATTTACTAAGGATTTTTATTAATTATATAGAGTTGACAGACAAAGATGCGATGATTGTAACCGAGAAAACAACAGATGTCGAAGTTACAGACATTGTTGCTGCGGAATATTTGACTGAAACCAACACCCGAATGGATATATCTTTGCCTGAAAATAAGCAACAAAGAACCCAGTTATTGTCTGGAAATAAAATGGAACTTAGAACAAAAGTAGCGCATATGTTGATTTCGTTTATTGAAATGTTTGAAGAACAAAAAGAGATTGCGGATAATTCTTATGAAGACGTCGAAGACCGCAACTTTAAATTACGCGAGAGAGAGAAGAATATGGTAACTGATAGACTGAAGAAACTGACCGACGAACAGCGTGATGCGGACACCATATTCAAGATTAATAAGCTCGGTATGTACAGCAAAGGAAACATGAAGGGACTTACTGTATTGGATGCCGGATTTTATGACGAAGAACAGTCATTTAGAGATGAAATATTAAAGGCAGAGAAAAACATCCGAAAAAAAAATTCTGATGCGAACGATAATACCATGGATATATTGTTGGATGAATACGAGGAAACAAGCAGAAGGGATGCCGAAATAGATAGGGAGGAAAATGATATGAGTTATATGGACGAAGACTATTTAGACGGCCGTACGGACGGCGCTGGTGCGTCGGAAGAATACGATGATAATGACGCATAAGTTATTTAATTTATATTTTATTTAACACCATCATCTATAATGGTGTTAAAATTGTCGTTTTTGAATAAGAAAATATTTAATAATTAAAAATGATAGCATTTATAATAATGTTAATTATAAGACTATTATTACCAAAACGATGCCCAAAGGTTTTACATTAACAAAGGCCAAAGGGTGGATATATTGCATGACAAATAGTTCTATGCTAAATATTGTTAAAATTGGTTTTACTAAAGACCTTGATAGACGTTTGAAAGAAGCAAATGCCCACGACACCTTCCGACCTCCACAACCATATAAGTATGAATTTGCTAAATTAGTTTTAGACCACACCGTAAAAGAGAAAAAATTACATATAATTCTTGGCAACAAAAGAATTAACCCCCGAAAGGAGTTCTTCACGGAATCATCTCTTGAAAAAGTTAGACAACTATTTGATTTAATGGACGGCGAATATTACAACTTCGAAAATAAAAACAGAGAAAGCACAGAACATATGAATAAATATAATATAACAGAAAATACGTTACACGATGAATATAGACAATTCAGTAAATGGACGAACGATTATTTTATTATAGATGGGGGTGGTAAAGTATCATTGAGTGAATTGTCAGAAAAAAGTGGATTAAGCGAAAATAAAATCAAATGTTTTATGAAACAACTGGGACATAGGTATTTCCCTTTTAGATTCCGTTCTGTTGAAAACAGACCTTATGAACAAGGAGGATATAAAGGTGTTGAATTATTGTATTTTACAGAAAAATGTAAAATTTAAATCTTCAAAGATGTATATAAATGTCAAAAAAATACATAAGAGAAAATTCGGTGTTTGTCTCCATTATAATGTTTGTTGTTATTTTTGTGTTTATTCAAAAAATGAAACCAGTCTGTTTTTATAACACGGACGGAAGTATACGAGAATTTGGAGTGGGATATAAAAATAAAACTATTTTTCCCGTTTGGTTATTGTCGTTAATTTTAGGACTGTTGTGTTATTTAGGAGTAATGTATTATGTCTCCTATTCAAAACACATTAATTTTTAACTATTATTAATTTTAGCGATTGTTAAATTTAATAACTTAATTGGTGACTGTATACGTGGTTCCTGTGGCAAGGTCTTTTTGTTGCTGTGCTTTTTGCTCGTCGTCTAAAAATTGTTGATAATTCTTCTCCATCGTTTTGGGGTTATTTACACACCCTCTAGTGGTCATTTTAAGTTGAATAAGAGAAGTAACCAAAACGCCGGTGTATATATACCATACGGCTTCGCCTACGTTGTCTCTCGACACTACTAGTTTAAACAATTCATCTTGGATTGTTTTAGTTCCGACTTTATCGAATGTGGAACTGGTCGATTGATACTTTTCCTTCATTAATGGTTGGAGAATTCCCCAATAGGAATCAAAATTGGTTGGCACGATTTGGTTAATTAA